TCTACTAATCCTCCAATATTTGTGATTCCAGAATAATATATTACTTTATCGCCTGTTTTTAAATTATTATTTGGAAGGTTAATTGTTGAAGTTGTCCCTATAGAAATAAAATTAGTAGAAAAACCAATCAAATCTGTTGTTATTTTTTTATTTTTTTTATCAAATCTAAATTTAATGTTTTCTTCTCTTGATGGAAGTATTGTAAATTTAATTTTATTACCACCAACAAGATCGTGAGGTTCAGAAGTTGTTACAATTCCTGCATAATTTTCGACTTTTCCAGTAATTATTGGGTAATATGTTGTTAGTGAATGAGAATAACCAACAGCAACATTATAGACAAACATTAAACAATTTAATGTTGTTCCAATACCAACCGAAGTAGTAAATCCCAAAGTTGAAATTCCAAGTAAATTGTCTCCAAAATTCACAGCATATACAATTTGTTTGTTATTTAATTTTATAAGTGATGATGTTGATTCTGAATATGCACTAATTCCAGCACCAGCAGAATAGTTATACAATAACGGTTGTCCGGTATAATATTTGTGATTTGGGATGTAAATGGATCTTGATGGAACAAATCTAGTGTTTATCGTACTTGTCCCAATACCAACAATAGAATAAGTGGACCCAGATTGTCCATATCCAATAGTATTTGTTGGGTCAAAATAAATAGTTTTATTTTCTGGAATTACAGAACCAATCGCTTTTGGTTCAAAAAATTCAAATTTATTTGTAAGAAGTTTTACACTTTCAATTCCTACTGTATGAATTCCTCCATTTGATGGTCTACTGACTAAAATTTGAGATTTTTCTGCAACAATTCCAATAACCGTCATATATTCTGTACCAATTCCAACAGAATCATTTACTTCAAATCCGGAAGTATCTTTGACTGAAATGTATGTCATTATTCCAGTCAGAGATGCACTCTGAAGTGTTTCTAATAAACCTGTTGTTTTTTGATTTACAGAAATAATTTTAGTTCCTTCTAACTGCAAAAGACCAATTGTTGATATGCCAGATACTATAATTTTATCTCCATTCACAAAATTATGAACAGAAGATGTTATTCCTACAATTTGATTTGAACTATTTTCTTTTAAGTAGAAAATAGTATCAGAAAAAGTTGTTACACCAACGGTGAGGTTTGAAATATTTTTTCCATTTACTCTTGATATTTGAGCACTTACTCCTGTTCCGTCTATTGTATTGGCAAATTGAATTACATCGTTTACCGAATAGTTTGAACCAGAACTATCAATAAAAATAGAAGAAACTCCAGATTTTTTTATGTCTTTTACAATAAATTCTTGCTTTAAATTTGAAGAAACTTTTTTAAGAATTTCATAACCTGAATTTACAGAATCTATGTAGTAATTGCTAAAATTTCTAATCAAGTTATATTTTGATATGTTTTTGTTTTGTGAAAAATTTGGATCAAAGTTTTCAAAAACTGGAGTATCTTTAAACCTTTGTCCAATAATATATGGATACAATGGTCTTAAAATGTTTGATACTATCTCAAATGTAGTAAAATATGCATATGTTCCATATGGATATTCTGGTGTAATACAAAATCTTCCATTATATTCATCTAGGTCTCCAGATGCGTCATATTCATGATCATTAATAAAAAATCCATTTGGAAAGTTATTTGGTCTAATGTCACCAGTGGATAATGATTTTTTATTATAACTAGATGCAATTAGTTTAATGGTAGTATCAGTTAAACTTGCATATCCATAAGGTCCATAAATTGGATTTCCATCATATGCCCAACCTACAATTGGAGAATGTCTAAATGGCACATCTTTCTCTTGATTGTTGTCTAAAATATTATCTGAAAGATTTTTTCTAAACTGTCTTGGTAAATAAAAATTTATTGGTTGTAAATTTAAACTTAAATCTGAAGATGGGTATGCAATCGTTTCATCATCGCCACCATTAGATTTAATTAAATTTTTATTTCTTTCAATTTGGTCAATTTTCCATTCAAAAACATTTGCTACAAACTTTAAGTCGGTTCCTCTTCTTATTGCAGTTAATGTTGTATTTGATGTTGCATATCCAACTCCACCATCTACAATAGAAAAATTTGCAATTGATCCATTTTCAATTATTGGTTTCAAATCTGCATATTTTCCTTTGCCATATACTATGACTTTTGTTCCATTATCATAACCACTTCCACCAAAAATAATTTGAACATCAGTAATTGTTCCATTTACAATTACTGGCTTTAATAATGCCTGACTAATTGTAGATAATCCAACATTAGGTCTTCTGTGAAAATTAATAATGTCCGGACTTCCATAGTAATATCCTCCGTTTTCAATATAAACACTTTCTGCAGACCCTAAAACTACAGGGGTCAATATTGGAGTAACAATGTCAGTAGATCCAATGCTAGAAATTGTTTCTATATTAATTTCAATTGGAGGATAATAAAAAGTATGAGTTCCTATGCCTAATGAATCAAAATGAATATATTTTTTATTTAAATAATTTTGATTAGTGGAAGTAGTTCCTATTCCTGATTCAGAAAGTTTAAATTTATTTTGATCAACTACTGTAACAAGATATTCTGTTGTTGATACTAAACCAATAATTGGAGTATTTGTATAAGAATATCTTACATAGTCTCCATTTTTAAATCCATGATTTTTGGAAAAAATATAACTATCTTCTGTATTGATTCCAGATATTCCCATTCCAAAATTAGGATAAAGATCAGAAGAAACTTTAACGAATCTATTCGAATAGTTTTCTCCTTCATTTTTTACATAAATTTTAGTAATTGTATTTTTTGAATTTAAAGTAGAAAACTCATGGAATCCAGAACTAATACCAGTTATATTGACTGTATTAATACCAACTATAGAATCATTTTTAGTTTTGTATAATTTTATTGATTTTAAATTTATAATTTTTACAAAATAATTAGATTTATCAATTAGGCCAGGAATAGATGCGTTTTCATTTGATGAATAAGTCACCTCTTCATTGTCATCAAAATTATGATTATCTAAAAATGTAATTGTTTCGTTACTTGGGTCTATTGATGCACTATTAGATTTAAATTTAGAAATAATTTTTGACTTGACTAGATTTGTTTCTAATACGGCACCTTTTCCATTTCCACCAGAGATTGTTATATTTGGTTTTTTTTCATATCCAATTCCAGGAGAATTGATTTTTATTTCTTTAATTGACCCCGAAAGAATAAGATGTGCTTTACACCCATATCCAGATGAATCCGAAATGACAAGATTTGGTGCATTTATGACATCATAATCTTTTCCTGGATTTGTGACCACGATAGAATCTATCATTCCATAATAAATGTTTTCATCAAATAAAGTAGGAGAGTATATTTCTACTCCATTTGCAAGAACTCCTATTTGTCTATTAAATGTAGTTCTATTTTTTGGATCATCAAAATATTCAATATTATCATTTAATCTAAATTTCTTTAATAATTTTTGGTCTTTAATGACTTTATTTTCAAAACCAAGTTTATAAACTTCATCAGATACAATTTGGTTATTAATTTGAATATATTTTTGCGAAAAAACATCACTATTGCTATATGATAATTTAATACTATTATCATCTACTTTTGTCGCAAAATAGATTCCACTTGAAATACCTATAGAATTTGATTTATAGAAAATCTTATCTCCTGTTAAAAAGTTATGACTATTCAAATTTAAAATAGTTGTTCCAGCCCCAATAGATGTTACAAATCCAATCGTAGAACTGCAAGTAATTTCATAATCCGGTAATCCAGAAAAAGCAATATACAAATTTTCTTCTTGTTTATCAATATAAGTATTTTGGATAGATGCAACTATAGATGAAACATTTGAAAAATTAGTCGAACTTGCTTTTACTAATGATCTCTTAATTTGATTTGTACTATTCAAGTTTAAACTTTTTGTTGTTGATATTACGAATCTATTTTTAATTTTTCTTTCGTTTCCATCTTCAACATCAATCACTGTTGCTTCAACTTGATCTTCTCCATCAATTGCATATATTTTTTGATTTTTGTAAACACTTAGATTGTCTTTTAGTTGTATTCTATATGTGTTGCTTGTGAGAATTTCAATAGTTTTGATATTATGATATGTTGGTATATTATAAATCCAACTTGTAAATTTATAATTATTTGAAATATTTTTTCCAAAAGAACTTAAAGATATTTTATCTCCTTTTCTAAGATTTGATGATTTTTCAAAATCAACATCTCCAATTAAATTAATAACTCTAAAATTAACTAAAGATGTTTCTTCTGGACCAACGTAAGAATAAGCTAATTTGTCTTCATATATCAAATCACCAAATTGCAAATCATAGATAAGACCCGTAACATTCAATAATTGAGTGTTTGTTTTGTCAGTATATTGTAATTCAATATTTCCAGAACTTGTTTTTGCAATTACAGTTCCAGAATATGAAAATCCAATCGTAGAATCAACATTAATTACTGTTGATTCTTTTGGAGTATATTCAATTACTTTTGTGGTTCCAGTAAACTCGAAATTATTAATAAAAGAAGTAGTATCTAAAGAAATTTCATATAAATTTTTACCTTCAACTGGTCTATATTCGACATTATAAATTGATGCAGAAGCAGTTCCACTGGAAATTTGTTGATATAAAGTTGACCCAGGAAGTAAAAGAGGATCATCTCCAGAAATTTTTTCTACTAATATATTTTTTGTAATAAAATAATTATTATCAGAGGGCCTCAACATATATTCTTGAGGTTTGATTATTTCAATTTCTTCACCAAAAAGAACTTTAAATAAAATTTTGAAAGAAGCGTCTGTTCCTTTTGCAGTATAAAAATCTTTTGCTTTTGATAAAATATTTTGCAGAGAAATTTTAGAAGTAAAGTTTCTTTCTTCGAATCCTGGTAAAAACTGATATTTGAATTTTTTAAAAAATTCAAAAAAGAAAAGATAATTTAAATTATTGATTATTGTTCCAGCAGAATGAACTTCTGCCGAAGTTTTTGTAAAAGTTAAAAACTCAGGATGATTATTTTTTCGAAAACTTTCAATTCCACTAAAACCACGAATACATCCGAGAAAAGAATTTTGTGTCTTTGAGGTATAAGTGATAATCTCATCATCAATTTTCAATAACCCATATTTGTCTGGATATCCAATTGTATGAGAAACATAAATGGTATCCTCGAATGATAAAATATCTGAAACTAATCGGGATGGTAATTGTGCATCAATTAAAGTTTCATTATTAAAATTTTCAATACTTTTATATTTTGCCAAATTATCAGACAAATCAACAACACCAGTTTGATGTTCTTGCGAAATATAATACTGATTTAAGAACTCTTTAAATAAAGGAGATTCTTCATTTAGAAACTCTGGAATTTGAGAATCTAAAATATGATTGATTTTAACTCTTTTGATCTCAGACATTTATCTTGTGTAGGGTCCATTTAAGTAACTTGAAGTTGAAGTATATTGAGTAGCTGAAGTATTTTCTCCAGATTCAATAATATCTTCTATAGTATTTACCACACTATTTGAAATATCTATTTGAAGGTATATATCTTTTAGTGCAATTATATCATTTGATTCTGGAGATGCTTCAATTTGAATAACACCAGATTCAAGAGATGTCGAAACAATATTAATTACGTCCAATATAATTTCTCCATTTATGTAATCAACTTTTCCAGCATTACTTTTTACAATTACTGGAAGATTGTCTACAAGTTTGAATAAAACAAGTTTTCCAGAAGAGGTTGAAGTTGGAGAATCTGTAATATATAAAGTTTCTGTGAATTCATTAGTCTTAAATCCAGAAGATTTGATACTATAGTCATTTGTTTTCTGATGAAATTTATTACCAAAACATAATTCATAAGTTGCAAATGTATTAAATGCTGGTTGCAAATCTCTTCTCATTTTAACTTTTGTAATATTAGATGTAATTGCTTTATTTGTATTATCAATTAGTGTATTTACTTTGCTATATTTAAATCTTCCACCAAAACTGTTTACATCTGTAGATTTTGAATATGTAGTTAAAGTATTAATAACTTGATTGCGAAGTAAACTTGAATCTGCAGTAAATGACTTATTGTAATAAATTGTTGTGTCTATTTCTACATAAAGATATTTCAAATCAATAATTTCTGGTTTAATTCCAGCAATGCTATATTGTTTTAATTTTTTCTTAATGTCATTTTTGGTGATCTGAGATAAAAAACTTCCATTTCTTGGTTTGATTGAAATGAAGACCTTTCCATATTCTGGTGGATCTAACTCATCTCCACCATATGCAGTTACTGAATCTACATTAGTGTAAAGATAAGGAATTAATGATTTATAATCATTTGCTGTGACCGCTCTATATTGTGATGCATAAACTCTTGGGGCAAGATATTTGACAGAATCTACTGATTCGATGTCATCTCCATTCTGAGACGACATTTCGGTAGATAGAAGAGAAATTCCAGAAGTAATATCATTTCCATTATTGTCTACAAGAGATCCAGAAAAAGTAAAATTGGATGCTCCATTTGCATTTTTTCCGTTAGTTACAATATATGAAATAGTTATAGTGCTACCGTTTTCTGGTTTTTTCCCAAGTAAATTATCACCAAAAAGAATTTCATATTTTTCGTCGTTTATTTCCTGAATTAAAAATATTTTAGAATTCTTATCAATATTTAAAATATTATCATACAGTGAATATTTTTCGGTTGAAGTTAGAGTTACCTTTACATTAATTGTAGAAGTATCAATATCAGAGTTATTTAAAATATATCTTTGATTTGGTTGACTATAATCAATTATAAAACTTTTAGTTAGATATGATCCTTCATAGATCGATAAACTATTAAAATATGCAATACCAGAGTTGTCAACCGTAACTGTTATGTCTGAAGGAATTGAAAATATATAATTGCCCGATTGAACAGCACCTAAAGCAACAATTCCTGCATTAAGTGTTACTGTTCTTGAATTTAAATTTCCAGTATCTACTGCAAACGAAATCTTCGATTCTGCTGATCTTTTTGATCGTGGAATATAACCAATATTTCTTGCAAGAGAAACAACATTTTCTCTTAATGTTGCTGAATCAATGAATGATTCATTCACCTGCATATTCGTATTATATGCAGTAATATAACTATTGTAAGCTAAAATATCTATTAAAATTGAAAAGTTAGATCCCTCAAAATCGAAATCAGTAAAATTTGAATCAGATCTCAGATAATCTTTAATCTGAGATCTTAAATCATTAAAATCTAAATTTGTAAATTGATTGAAGGACATTATGCTCTTGTTGGTTGTAAAATAAATTCTATATTTTGTGTTGGAAATGGTAAACCAACAATATCATAGGATATACTAATATTTAAATCATTTGTGTCTACTGGTTCATCAACATCAACACTTCTCAATTTAATTCTAGGTTCAAAATTATTCAGTAATGATTTTATTTCTTCTTGCAGAAATGAACCCATGCCCGTGTTTTGTAATTCAAAAATCGAATCTTCTATTGATGTTCCCAATAAATTATTAAAAAATCTCTCACCAATACGAGTTCTTACAAGATTCATTACAGACATTTTAATAGAATCCTCATTTCTGAGAATAGTCAGATCATTTGTAACTGGATGCCTCGTAAAAGACAAACTGATGTCTTTAAAACTACGAGAAATTGTTACTGCCATTCATTTTTTTCTCTTTTATATATCTATAATACTTTTACCAAATTTTTCCATAATTTGGTTCAGTTCCATATTCCCAATCATCATAGTCTTCATCATTACGAATTATTTCGTGAAGATCAGTTTGCTTTTTTAAGTTATGTTTTGGCGCTTTATCATGCATAACTTCTTGAATTACTCTTTCGGAAGATTCTGAACGATAATCTGTAATCAAACTCGTGGTTCCCCACATTTGACGCATGTATTCTCTGTCTCTATCGACTGGTAAATTTGACATTTTTGGCTCCTGTTTTAAAAATAAAACAGAACTTTTATAATGGAGGTTGCTATCTCCAATTTTATTTAACGATTTAAACTTCTGATTTTATAATTATACGAATTAAAATATTTTAAAAGTTCAATTGCAACAATTTTTGGATTTCCTTCCCCACAAGTATAAATGTCAATTGCAATGCATCCTTTTTCCGGCCATGTGTGCGCTGAAAAATGACTTTCCGACAATGCAATCACAATCGTAAGACCTTGTGGTTCAAATTTATGAGTAAAGATATTTAAAATAGTCATCTTTGCACGAGAAATCCCCCTTTGGATTACTTCCAATAGGGGGATTGTATCATTTAACAAATCATGTTTGACATCATATACCTCTAATAAGAGGTGATTGCCCATAGAAAATTGTTCCAATAATTATGAAAGTAAAAATTTATTTATTTTAATTTAAATTTGTAATTTCATACATGTAATGATTGGATGTTTCTATTTTTCTTTTATTTTCGATTGAATATACTGTTAAATCAATTTCATATCCAGGATTTTTGTCTATTCTATTAAATGTCCAGGCATTATCGTACCAAATAATACGATTATTTGGGTATGCATAGTAATTTCCAGTTTCTACTTTAAATAAATGAGCACATTTATGTTCAGGAGTCTCTGAAAAATTAAGATCAGTGACTCCTTTATTTTCCCATGACCAATCAAGAGTAAACATATAACTTCCAATCACTTTTCTTCCATCAGGACGAATTAATTCTGCTTGTAATCCAGCAAGACGAGAGCGTTTCTGAACGTCAATATATGGCGAAAAACAATCCCAGTACATAATATCTTCCAATGGTTCAATTGGAGCATCTAATTTCCAGCAAAAAGCATGAAGAGGTCTACGAGTCCAATTTACACCATTTTCAAGAAATGCTTCAAACAAAGGAACTCTTTTTTCAATACTAGCAACACAATGCACAGCACATTTGGTCACTTCGCCGTGTCCCTTTATATGATTAAAAAGAAATTCATTACGGATATAGCAGGACCAATCTGGAAGGCTGTGATTTAGATAAGCCATACTTACCGTCCTTGACCTCGATACTTTTTTCGAGCGGAATTCCGACTTGTTTTCGAATACTTTGTATTCTTTCCTTGTCCTTGAAGTGTATTCTTAGGTGTACTATCAATCTTTTGATCTTTCTTATTCAGGGCCATTTCATTCTTCTCCTTTTTGGTTCAAAAAACGGTTTTTGACGGGATTTTTGCGCGAGTTTTATAAAGACATCATAAGAAGCAGTTCATATAACGTCTCTGAGGTATAAAAAACACCTCTATAAGACTTGTTTAAATCTCATAGAGGTATTCTATGACAAACCATTGAAAGAGTCAAGAAATGTCTGAGAGATATATCTCAGATCACTCTAGTCTTTTCATGTCCTACACGAATCTGAGGATCACACCAAATCTCAAATCCTGCTTCTTTTGCATCTAGACAGAATGAAACATCCTCTCCACACATATCTTGTACTTCACCAGATTCAAAGACTTGCATCTTCGGAGCAAACCAAGGATATTCAAGATTTTCAAATACTCCATTCTTAATCAGTACCCAACCAAATCCAGTATAATCAACTGTAAATGGCTTGCGGCGCTTGCTCATTGTATCTAAAGTTTCATGATTCATTACTCCCCCATTGCCTCTAAAATCCTCTTCATCCAACCAATGAGCAACTGAAGTAGTATGACCATCCTCTGTACAATACCACCCTGCTGCGATGTCTTTATTCATTGCTACAAGACGATAGAACTTCTCTGTATCGAATACAATATCACTATCAATCCATAACTGATAATCATACTTTAGTTTTCCGTCCCAGGGAATCTGCTTTGGACCTCTGAGAACATTTGCACCAAGAACCTTGCAACGTGCAAAGTTTACCATGGAAGAATAATCCTGTGATATTTGAATGCTTGCACCAGATTGCACAAGATCAAAACATAACTGAACGAAATTCTTTAAAAATGTATATGATACTCCTCGACCTGGAAGACAAAATACAATCGATTTTCCTTGTATTTCTCTTTTTGTTGCCGCAAGATCAAAAATATCTTCTGAAGTTGAACTTCTTGGTGCCGCTGCTTTTACCGTAAATCCTTTTGCCATAAAAATTGAAATAGTAACGTTTACATTCTACCACCGCAAATCAAATTTTGCAAGGTGGATTTGTTTTATTTAGTGTAACTTCAATGTCCTTGTCATTTCCCCCAGAAGTCCATACAAGTCCTCTGATAAGTTTCAGATTCTCCTGTAAGTCATTCTGAGAAATATGACATAATACTTTCGTACCTTTTACATTAATGTTATACGTATTCATCTTCTTCTATCTTTCGGAGTAACTCTGTCAGGTCCTCTCTCATTCTATCATTAATTACTAATATCTTATCCGTATCCAATCTATGTTGAATCGTTTCAATTAGTATGTCCTTTTCAAATTCGTCAAACTCTAATTTCATTTTTTTCTTGTTTTTTGTCTTCAAAAAATATATATGCCTAATGGATTTTTAGAATACTCACAGTCTCTCTTAAACATACCCATACATAAAAACACTCATCCCTTAAAGTAATTGTGGTGCCCCACCATTTCTCATATAATGACCCTTTTGGCATATTTTTTTCCTCGGAAATTTTTTTATATAACAGGTAAACCACTCAACGATTTCAAATGGACTCGTAATCACTCACTCGTTTTTGGTCCGTTGTAGGTTAGGGTAGTTTGCCTTTTTTATATCGGGGCATCGGTTTATAATAATAAACAACCGCACATCATAATAACTGTCATTTAGAACTGTTTGATTGTAATGACGAACTATACCCAGGGTATAAGATATACGAATAAGTAGTATTTGATATTATACATAACTGTTTGATTATAATGGATAACTATACCCAGGGTATGAGACACGAAGTGTTTCGGAGGTTGTGTAAAGAACTGCTGCCTCATAGTAACTGATAGAAACTGTTCGACAGGAATATCATACTGCTGTTTGCACGAAATGTCAACACTACCCAGGGTATGATAATCAAACAGTACTGGGGGTAAGCACGAACGTTTTTCACAGATATTCAATAGTTTTCCACAGTTTTATATAAGTTTTCCACAGATATTTAATAGTTTTCCACAGTTTTATATAAGTTTTCCACAGATATTTAATAGTTTTCCACAGGGTAAATCTTATAAACTATTGCAAACACTAGGACGAACTTATAACCTGTGGAAAACTTATAACGAAGTCATTATACTGTCCTATTATAATCACGAACAACCTGTGGAAAAATAGTTTTCCACAGGTATAATAACTATAAACATCGGCAGTTCTTATAACATTCCCTCCCTCCCGACCCTATAAGTCTACACCAAAATCTATGAGTCTTACGAGACACTGTGCCAGTTCTCAAAGTGTCCTGCGTCTCATAAGTCTTACGAATACATAGCAAAACACCCCCAAGACTCATAAGATGTATGAGTCTCAGGAGTCTAATGTTCTTGTGGGGTTGACAAATAAACTGTGCTGTGTTATAATTAACAGGCTAAGACGACAATAAGATCTTATAATACTCTATAATAACACACATTACTCTATAAGATCTTATAATACTCTATAATAACACACATTACTCTATAATAACACATATAACATCATCATTATATCACATTATAACAATACCTAACGATTACTAACATACATTTTTAATCATATTTAATCATTACAAAATAGTAACGTATTATACAACACTACGTTACATATATCTCATTCATTCGCATGAGTTGATTACGAATATCGAATACTTCCATATCATCCATATCAATCATCTCCATTTCTACAGGTAGAAACTCATTTAGATTGATTGAACCATTCTCATACAATGGAGCAAATGTAAGTTCATCATATTCATCAAGTGAGAATACACAACCGTATCCTTCTTTGTAGATCATGTTCATTTTGTGTGCTCCAGTTCTTGTTTGATTTGTTTGAGATTCATTCCTGCCCAAATATCAAGGGCAATATCTGCTTTTTGAATTGCAGTCCAAAGTTTAGGATGATCTCTCCAATCTACAACATCCTCATCAATTGCTATAAGCAAATCAAGAATACAGATTTTATAGAGTTTTTCTGTTTCAGTCATTTGTTGATCTAATTGATCGTTAGTCATTGATGTTATCAAGTGCGGCATGGACTTTATCAAACAAAGAGTTTAGATCAATATCATACAACTCTTTGACTTCATCCCAATTATCATGAAAATCAATGAGAGTGAGAATGTTTTGTAGATCTTCTTGAGTGAATTTGAGTGTGTCAGTCATTTGATAGTGATGATTTGATTTTTAATGGGATCGTTTTTCATTTGATTTACTTTGATGAAATTAGTTTGGCAGGTGAACCACAAGAGCGATAGAAAATTACCATTCTTTGTGCTTCATCAAGTGTAGGAAATGTTTGGATTCTCCACTCACAATCACCATAAGGAACTTGATAAGTGATTTGATACATTTGATTCAAACTCCTTGAAGTTCTTTGATGATTTTATCAGCAGCAAGTGCTAATGTATCTACTTTCTTCTTTGCAGGTAAGATTACATTTGCTTCAGGAACAACGTTGTTTGTATCTACTTGAGAATTAGTACCCATTGGGGCATTGGATTGTATTGTAGAAGGTGTGAAAGAGTTTAGAACTCGTTCTGCCCTTTCTTTTAGTATATCTTCTTTCTTCTTCTTATTCCGAATTGAAAGTTGTTGAGTATTAGTCATCACTCGACCTTGTGCATTTAGTTCAGCAATACGTGCCCAACGTTCTTGTTTTTGTGCTTCAGTCTTGGTGATGTTCATTTTGTTTTGGATTGTCTGTTTGACTGATTACTCCGTAATCATAGCACGGAAAAAGGGTCTCTGCTCATTTATTGTGCCAGTGCTACAACTGGCACATCGTATCATTGGACTCATGTGAGACAGATTATACTATACACCGCACAGAGCACGTTGAGTAGAAC